CTACAGATCATACTTCCAATAAATCCTCGTCGTATCCTCCTGAATTTCCACGCGTTTGATTAGCATCATGGCTATTTCATGCTTTTGCGGGATGGTCATGCCGGGCCACAGGTTGATTATGTCATAGAACTGCTTTATATCGTCCTGCTGCTTGGTGGCGTTCTTATGCTGCTGAAGCTCGGCGGCCAAGATGTCGCGCTGCTTTTGCAGCTCGCTTATCCTGCCGTTAATGTACTTCATGGTCAGCTCCGTGCCGTCGGCAAGGGCGGTTATAAGGTTGGATATCTGGTCATCCAGTTTTGCTATGGCGATTTTATAGTTATGCGCCTTGTTGTCCTCCTCTTTGCGCTTCTGAACCACCAGCTCCTGATGCCGCGCTACATGGGCGAATATCTCCCGCTCAACAGCCTCCTCTATTTCGCGCACGCCAACGGACGGCGAATCGCTGCACAACCCGGTGTTCATCGCACCGGAGCATCTGAACGTAGCCGTTTCTTTATACGTCATGACCTTCATTGCCTTGCCGCAGCAGCCGCATTTTAAGAGACCCGTCAGCCAAGAATGCTTGCCGCGGCCGGTGTTATTTATCTGCGTATTGTCGGCAAGCTTGTACTGGCAGGCAAGGAATGTCTTTGCATCAATAATGCCTTCATGCAGACCTATGGACAACGTTAGCCCCGAAAGCTGAGCGAACTTGTTCTTCGCCCTGTCCCATTGACCGTATGTTACGCAGCCGTATTGCCCGCGGAAGTCGTCTATATCATTGGTTATCTCCATGCCCTTGGCGCGGTAGTACTTGTATACCTCGGCATCGGCCTTGACGTAGATCGGGTTGCACAGCAGCTTACTCAGCTTGCAGGAGTCCCATGCTGCGCCGTTTGCGGACTTTATGCCCTGCTGGTTGAGCGTGCGGGCAAGGTAGCCTAACGATGTGGACGTATAGGCGTACTGCTCGAATAATTTCTTTACCATCAGCGAATACGCCTTGTCAGGTTTAAGCGTGCTTACGGCTTTGCCCTGAACCATCACCTTTGTTTTTGCGTATCCGTATGGGGCCTTGGCGTCGTATGCCCCGCGGGAGGAGCGCATGCGGAAGTTGTCCTGCACGCGCACTTGAATGGTTTCGCGCTCAAGCTGGGCAAAAACCATTATTATATTGAGCATGGCTTTGCCTATGGGCGTGGACGTATCGAACTTCTCCCTTGTGGACGAGAACTCCACGTTGTGCTTACTCAATGCGTCCATCAGTTCGCCAAAGTCGAGCGTGGAGCGACTGAGTCTATCCAGCTTATAGACTATTATCTTGCTTATAACGCCGTTCTCCACGTCCTGCATCATTGCCTTGAACTGCGGGCGGTTCGTATTCTTGCCGCTGTAACCTCTGTCTACATATTCTTTATATGGCTCGTCCCCTATCTCCTTCTTACATAGTTCTATCTGTGTTTCGATTGATATGCTGTCCTTTTTATCCAAGGACTGCCTGGCGTATATTGCTATCACCTATTATCGTTCTCCTTTTGTGCGCCTTATGACGCGCTCGGTAGGCACGGCCAATATCTCGTTAGTCGCAAGCGCCGCCGGCATGCTGCTAAGATATGTGCTTGCCATCTCGGCCAGTCCTATAAGGTCTTCGTTGGTGGTTGTGGTGGGATATATGTTCTTAACGTGCATTTAACTCGCTCCTGTTCATTGATTATGTTTGATGATATGAATAAAGACTGATAGATATGCTAATAACTTAGCTGATTCGTTGCTTGTTCCGTGAAACCTCTTGTATTCGATTATGATGTTCATTTTGCCTTCTTTAATAATATGAAATGATGATTTAGATTTGCAGGTCAACGGATCCTTTGGGCTTCGCCCCGTGTTCCGCCTTCCGCTAACCGTAGCCTTGTTTTTGATTATAAGCTCGCATATGCCCGCGTCCTCCTTCGTTCGTTTATCATTGCCGATTATAGCACAAAAGAACCCGCTTGTATCAAAATACGGTCATGTTGCAAATTTCAAATAAAAAAGGAGTGGTAACCCATTGAAAACATATCGCACATTTCTCGAAATAGCGCGTTCATGTTATTTAGTGCAAATATGCAACAAAAGTTCATTGATTTTTACGCGAATATTCGTTATACTGTACTTAGTACCTTTAAGGAGGTCTGATTATGTACAGGAAAATTATGATTTTTTTGGAAGCTTGGAAAAATAGCGTTCACCGCAAGCCCCTTATTTTACAAGGTGCAAGACAGGTTGGAAAGACCTATTCAATTCTGGAGTTCGGGCGCACCCACTATGAAAATGTGGCATACTTTAACTTTGAAACCAACCCAAAGCTGAATAAAACCTTTGAGGAAAACATCAGCCCTGATTATCTGATACCGATTTTATCTCATATCGCAGGTCAGACCATCGTAAAAGAAAAAACGTTGATAGTCTTTGACGAGGTGCAGCTCTGCGAAAAGGCTTTGACTTCGCTTAAATACTTCTGCGAGGATACTCCAGATTACCACATCATTGCCGCAGGCAGCTTGCTCGGTGTTGCGGTCAACAGAGCGAAATTCTCTTTTCCCGTAGGAAAGGTCGATATGAAAACGCTCTATCCTATGGATATGGAGGAATTTATGTTGGCGCTCGGTGAGAACGACTTGGTAGAGCAGATTAAAAAGTGCTTCCAAACCAATACGCCGCTGCCGTCTGCTTTGCACGACGCCTCAATGCAGCTTTACCGTCAGTATCTTGTGGTCGGCGGCATGCCGGAGTGCGTGATGCATTTTGCTGAAACAAAAGATTATATCCTCGTCCGTCATACGCAGGATACAATACTTGCAAGCTATCTCAATGATATGGGCAAGTATAATACGCCGAATAAAGTCAAGAAAATCATGCTTGTTTATGATAGTATTACCGTTCAGCTTTCCAGGAAGAATACCCGTTTCCAATATAAGCTGATTAAGAGAGGCGGACGGGCTTCCGAATTTGAAAATGCGATTGAATGGCTTTGCTTGTCTGGTATCGTGTCGCAGGTCTATAAGGTCGATCAAATCAAAAAGCCGCTTGAAAACTACCGTGATATTGATGCGTTCAAGATTTATGTGTCCGACTTAGGGCTGCTTTGCGCCAAGAAGGATTTAGCTGCCAATGACATCCTCTATATGGTCGAGGAAATCAACGATTTCAAGGGCGGTATGGCGGAGAACTATGTCAATGTGCAGCTCTCCATTAACGGCTACCGCACCTACTATTGGGAGTCCGAGCGTGGCGCTGAAATTGATTTTATCATTCAGTGTGACAGGCAGCTCATTCCCATTGAGGTCAAGTCTGCCGACAACACCAGAGCAAAGAGCTTAAAAGTCTATATGGACACCTACAAGCCCGCTTATGCTATCAAGCTCTCTGCAAAAAACTTCGGCTTTGAGGACAATAAAAAAATCGTTCCTCTCTATGCCGCATTTTGTATCTGAGGTTAAGAAAAGTGGCAGTCGTGAGACATTGTCACAGTTGCCACTTTTTCACAATCGTTTTACAGATATTCAATAAACAAGTTGTGACAAAGTCACAACTTTTCCGGCAACTCAATATCCAAACCTGAAAGAATCCTTTGCGCCGCAGGACATCAGGTAGCGGCGGATCTCCTTTACGGCTGCCTTGTGATGAACGAACGGCGTGCCGTCAAGCCCGGTAAGCTTGCTTGATATAGGCACGAACATAATGCTGATGGGCGTTACGCGGTTCACGCCGGCGATGCAGTTCACATCGCTTCCGTGCTTCACGCAGTAGACCACCATGTCCATCTGCTCATGGAAGGTTGAGATGTGCAGTGCGGTAACGCCGTTTTTGCCGCGGTAATGCATAAACTCGCGAATGGCTGCCGTAACAGCCTGATTGCCGTTCTGACGCTGCTCAAGCTGCTGAAGCTTGCGCAGGCTTTCGAACAGGCTGCGGTTGTGGTCAAGCTGCAGGTCTATCTTGGCCTTTGTGATGTATATGCGGTAATCATCATAGCCGCTCATGATTGCCGCAACCAGCATTTCGTTTGCCTTGCTGACTTCCACCTTCGCCTGCTGCATTTCAACTCGGTTATATCATAACTTTACCGTTATCTTTGCACCCTTTACCATTGGCCATCCAATCATCAGTACAAGACTTGACAGGAGTATTCCAAGCACCAGACAACGCACTCCAGCATTATAATCTTCATACCAGTGCGCACGATTATTGATAGCTTCTATGACAGAAGGTGTTATCTGGCTATACTCTGACCTAAGTTCATTCTTAACTATTGCCATTTTGACTATGCCCACGACTATCAGGCTCAGGCAGAGCGTCAAGACAATAGCGAATATAATTTTGTTCTTATCCGTTGCCTTCTTCGAGGCCACCTGCGCGTCATGGACTATCTTTTTAGTCCTTTCAATTCTCGCCAGAATGATTTCCGGTTTGTGTATGCGCAGCCACTCGTTTGCATCCGCACCATACGATCTGTTGTACTGCAAAAAGCAGTTATAGGTATGCCGATTGAACGAACCCCACGCATCCATAGGCTTGCATCCGTTTTCCAGCATACATTGCGCCGCCAAGGCATTGAAGTAAGCTCCCCTCGCGCTGTTGTTTTCCTCGAAGAATCCTTCCAGCCCTTCCGGTATGAAATCGCGCTTGCCGGTTTCCCACAGGCTGCGAATGTCGTGCTGCAACATGCGCTCCACTTCCGGATTGGTGGGCCAGAATACGCCCTCGTCATCCATGCGGTTGGCGTTGCGGTATATGTTGGCGTTCGTCTTGATGCTGTCCGCCGCAAAGTACGCGCCGCTTGCCAATAAAGTTGCCAATGCTCCTGCTATCATCGTATTCCCTCCTAACTTAACCAGATTTCGCGTTTGACCGCATTCTGAATAGCTTCTTGTTGCTCTGTTCTGGGTGTAAATTCGCTGGTTGTCGGGCGAAAAGTCTCCACGTCAAACAGAACACAGTCCCATGTTTCCACTTGATATTTCACCTTCGGCGGACGCACCAGCACATAGTACGGTTTGAACGGGCCATTGCCGAACATATCCGTGGCCAGCATCATCGCCCTGTTTATTACCCGCATGAGCGCCTTGTCCTCCCCAAAATACTTCAGCATCTCCGGGTCGAAGTAGTGCCCGTCCGGGTTGCGGCGGTAGTATTCCTGTATGAACGTTTCGACCGAGTTGAACGGCGGCTGTTCTGTCATACAATTTCCTCCAGTAAGCTTACAGCGTTGTTCAGCGAGTCCACGCCGTCCTCAATGGCGGATGTGATTTCATCCATGGTGTCTACGGCCACCTCCATATTCTCATATGTTTCCGTGCCCTGCAAGTTCTCAGGGTAGTTGTACATAGCATCTTCTTCCTCGTCCTTGACGCTGTTAACTATATCCAGCGCCGTCTCTATCATGTCGATAGCCCTGCGCAATTCTTTTCTGCGTTTGTTATTCATTAAGTTTCCTCCCGTCAGGTATAAAAAGAGGGCGGATTCCGCCCCTTCAATCAATTATCGTTTCTGGTTTCAATATGTCCATACCTTCATAAATGCACGCAACATATTTTGTAAATAGCATCATTTAGCCTCCGTTTGAGAGGTGATGAGACTTTTCTTTAGCTTTATATAAGCTTCATAGGCCGGTACAGTACCTCCAAGGAATCCGCTTTGATATGCTTCACTTTTCCTGATATCATTCCGTTTAAGCACATTCACAAGCTTCTCCGCGCTAATGCCGTTACGGTTCCTGACAATATATATGCAATCATTGCGATCAAACTTATCAAGAAGTTCATCATAATGTGTAGAAAAAATGAGCATCGCTCCTTTAGGATTGACCTTCCTGTCCATGTAGAAGCGAATTAAGGTAGAAACTATCTCATGATTAAAATGGTTTTCAAGCTCGTCAATAATTAGATACCCACCATTCTTAAATGTGCTTATCGCATTAGAGAAAGTGTTAATGCCCTTTATTGTTCCGGAAGAAAGGTATCGGTTCAAGTCGGTCTTCCGGTTTAGTTCGATTTCTTCTTCGCCAAAGAACTTCAGTCGAATATCACTGTCTTTACCTTTAGACTTAATGCGGAGGTATTCAATGCTCGGGTCAAAGAAGGATATCAACTCCAACGGGCAATCCTCGTTGATATAGAGTTCATTGATATTGGTATATTGCAGCATATCGGTCATTGCAAGGCGCTTCTTTGCTTTTTTGTTAAAGGCGACCATAATGCTGACATCATCAAGCAAAAACGCTTCGCTGTTATCCCGCGTCACAGATTCCTTGCAATTATCAAAGTCAAAGATAGATATCTTACTCCTTACATTAGATGAAGGCTTAGATTTCAATGTCTCATCCGTAATCACTAAACGGCCATCTTTCTTACTTATAACGGTGTGAAGCCAATTTATAGTCTGATTATCATCATAGAAATAGATATCAAAAATTGCTTCACTACTGCTATCAAGCCCGTCCATAATCTCACTGTACGAAATATCGTTAACCGGCTTATTATTCAACAATCCTCCGACAAACGAGATCAGTTTCAAAACAGTTGTCTTGCCTGAAGCGTTTATGCCAATAATAGCCAAGGCGTTGTTCTGATAGTATTGCCTTGAACTCGACGCAAACAAACGCCCCATTTTCTCACTGCTTTCATCATTGACTCTCTGCTGGGCAAAAAAGTCTATCTCACATTTCTCATCAAACAACGGTAATCCCGATGCTATTATTTTTAGCAATTTCATAGCATAGTCACTTCCTATTCTTTAATCACGCATTTCATGTTAATGCTATACTAAGTATACCACAAAAGCTCATGTTTTCAACACATAAAACCGTATATTCTGTTTTTATGTGTTAAAACCACCCTTCCCATTCTCTCCGGCGTTCCTTTCTGCGCCACACGCCGCGTTTGCTGCCCTTCACAGGGTCGAAGCCGACTATGCACAGCCGCAACTGTTTGCTTATTGATACCGTGCCGCGCACTCCGTCCCACTGCACGATCATCTCTCCGGTGTTTCGCACATGACCCACAATCGTGCCGGTGCGTGTGCTGTCGTCTGCCAATGCAATTCGTGTGCCTTGATACATAATTCGCTCCTCCCTGCAATATATAAAAAGAACCGCTATCTGCGGTTCCTAATCCTCCCCTAATTCATCTCTGATGGCTTGTGCAAAAGCCCAATCATAATCCTTTGCCGACAGGTTACATATCTCTTTAATTTCCTCTGCCTCGATACCTATGTAGCAAAGCGTTATGGCCTCGTTGCTATGCCCCAATTCCTTACAGAGCATAGACAGCGCCCTGTACCCTCGCTCTTGACTTAGATGCTGTGCCTGCGTGTAGAAGCGATAAGCGTATGTCTTGCGCATGGTGTGACTGCCATACAGCAGCGGATTCCACCCCAGCCGCACCGCTGCCGGAACGATTATGTCATCGTTGAGCGTTTTGCGGGTCAGGCATCCTCCCTTCTGTGAGCCAAACAGAAAATCCTTGCTGTCCAGATGCATATCATCCGTGTACTGGGCAACCATAGTTGCCACCTCGTCGCTTATCTTCAACTCCCTGCCCTTGCCGGTTTTCTGCTCGATGACATACACCGTATCCTTGGGGCTGCTGTCCTTGCCAATGAACTGCCCGGCCTTGAGCTGAACCAAATCCCCGCCGCGCAAGCCAACGTTACACCCAAGCCGGAACAGAACCAAATTTCTGTACGCGAGACGCCTGCGCTTAGTGTCCTGCAAAGAGTGTTCCATGGCGGTTATCTCGGCCATTGTTTTGAGCGGAACCTTTGTGTGCTTAGTCAGCGGCGCGTACTGTTGCTTGGTGCTGCGCAACTGCGGCCTTAACGCTTTGCCGCAATGTGAGCAGAAATTCGCCGTGCCTTCGTTTTCCTCTCCGCACTTAGTGCAGATGAGTATGTACGGCGTTTCCACCACTCGCGGCTTGAATTGTAATAAGTTACTTGGCATTGCCTATGCCCTCCATGCTACCGCTAATTCTCTTGCTTGTTCTCGCTTGTTTGCCGCCAGCAACGACACCATTATGCTCATCATCTGCTCCGGCGTTAGCTCATACAGCTCCTGCTTGTCCTCCACCATTCTGCGGATGTACTCACTGGAACCGTAATCGTATTCCCTCGGCGCGGCGTTGCGCATCATAAAGAAGCTTTCGCGCAGGGTGTTCTCGTCATATATACTGCCCGTGGCAGAACTGACGTACAGTTTCATCTTACTTCCTCCAATGTGCCGTTCTTGCTTGTGCAGTTCTGTATGTACTGCTCAAAGGTGTAATCATATTCTTCCGGCTGCTCCCGCTTGAGCAGCTCAAACTCCTGCCGCAGTTCCTTTTCGGTCACAAACCGCATCGCTTCTGTATCAATGAAAATATTCATCTGCCATCTCCTTAAACCCCGCCATAACAAAGTCATCGTATGTCAGCCCGAATCCGTTCTCATCCGTCAGCGTATCCATGATGTCGCTGTCATTCCAGAGCCAGTCCCTGCCTACGCTTATGGCGGAATCTATGAGCAGCTTTAAGGCGGATATGTATTCGTTATCGGTCATTTAGTGTTCCTCCATCCATTTCTCGGCAATTTTAGCCGCCTCGTCGTAGGAATCGGCTTCGCCTATCGAACACCCGCTACTCCACATATTGTCTTCCAAATAACATTCGGCAATTATCCGTCCTGCATCATCGCCGTATATCTCTCTTATACTGTCTGTCATATAGCCATATGGTTCAAGGCAATTCTCGATGTCTTCTTCGCTCAAGTCGTTCATATTTGCTGAGAAATGGCATATCACATACTCATGTTCTCCAGCCGCCCTGTCCTTCTCAGTAAGGTTTACACATGTCATCTGCACCATTTCATATTCGTTATTACCGTTATCACGCATCCACTGGCCATCATCAGTTTCAATCCAGCCTTTACACTCTATATTCATTGGGTATCCTCCACTATTTCAACTATATTCAGCAATTTGCCCGGTTCTATACTGAAGCACCGCGCTATCTGAGCTTTATAAGCTATGTTGTCATCATCCCCGTCCCATTCCTCATCAATATCACTGGTGTCCTCACCTATTCGTTTGAAGCTATATTCAGCCAGATTGCGATAAAAGGCGGTAATGAACTGTATCTCTTCGTAATCGTCGTACCACTTAACCCACTCCCAATAAAAGGTGACATATTCATCTTGGTCTACAACGTGCGCTATACACATAAATGGCCGCACCGCATTACTTTCTTTTGCCTGCTTTATTAGTTCCAGAGCATCCTCCTTGCGCAATGTTAGCGCCACATCACTACGATACCCCATTATTCTTCCTCCTCTATTTCTTCAAACATGTCGTATATATATGCTCTGTGGTGATGATGTCTCTTGTGCCATCATCACCCCATATTTCCATCCAATCATATGGTTCACCACTGGCATCTCTCAAGTCATCGCTTCGCAGCAAGTCCCGGCAAAACAGTGCCTCTGCCTGTACCTCCTGAAGCGTCCCGGATTGCCATTCATCATATCTATCTTGATCTTTGTTGTATGCCATTAAGTGAAACATTGCTTTCTTCCTCCTCAGTTCGATAACAGCGTAAGTATTACGATAACGATAATCCATGCGATCAGCCGTTTGGGATAAAATTCAAAATACATAGTTATACCTCCTCAGATGCCACCAGAGCCTCAAATAGCCCCTTTGTGACGTTTTTATTATTTTGTAGATAGATTTGGTCGTGTAAGATATAGAATTGCTCATAACGTGTATTTGGAGCCTATATAAGAATTGCTTATTTCTGTAGCTCCCACACGTGCAGCTCCTGCCATGTCATCACCAACCAGCCGCCGCAAACCCTGACAATGGTTTCATCGCCGCGACAGGCTTCTTCCGCTTCCTTGCGTGTATCGTACTGTGTCATTCCATTTCCTCCTTCTCAAGGTTACAAAAGAAATCATCTTCCGAAAACATCATACCGTCATAATACTCAAACAGTGCTTCATCAGGGATGTCATCTGGGTCTGGCAAAAGCACAGGGTACTCAGTATCATTCTCCAACACCATCAGATAACTCAGTTTCAGCTCATCCAGCTCATCGCGGGTCAGGTCTTGTATTACTCGATACATTCTTTTTCTCCTTCGCATAGCATATCGGACACATAATTAAGTCGCTATCACGCATCATCTTCCAATAATCTTCCTCCCCCATTCTATCAATGAAGCACTTTGAGCAAAACGTATCACCACATCGTTCGCACCCCCACAATTCTCCATGTATGTCGTTGTCCGTATCAAATTTACCTTCAAACCCACATATGTCACAAACATAAGTATCTGTACTCATTAAATACATTTCGTTCCTCCTGTCGCTTTAATATTTGCCCTTTATGGGCGGAGAATTAGCGATTAGATATCAAACACAGAAACCCAGCGCCACGCCATACGAGTCCAAGGCATAGCTATAGCTCGCGAATCCAGAAGTGTCGACCACACAAAAGAAGCGGGAGTCACCGAAATACGCGGAACGCAACCAAGCCGAACAAGCGGAGCCCTTCTCGCCAAAAGTAATTCTATAATTGCTCGTTGCAAATGCCTTATACCGCTTACCGTCTTCGGCAGGCGCATAAATGGCACTACCGAACATTTCACTTTCAGAAAACACCCACAGCTTGCGATACATAACTTTAATACTACCATCATATGTTACATATTCTTTCAACACTGTACGCACATAAGGCAATACTGATTCAGGAACCCAACTTTGAGGCGATTCTACAAGAGATTTGTCCAGGTCCGAGGTGGCAAATCCATTAGGGCAAGAAGTGGGATTTATGGTACTCTTTTTTAGGTGGTTTACCTGCCTCAATGTAATAGTGTTACGGCGTCCAGTCGCAGCGTCTATATCATGCCCAATTCCCACAATCTCAAAGGTAATACCATCTACTACAATGGTGTCGTGTACATTATAGTAATCTGCCGCTTCTCCTGCTTTAGAAATGCGGGACATCTTTGCTATTTCACTTTCAACAGGCGTTATGCCAAGTTGCCGCATCTGCTCGTCAGTCAATTCCACTTTCTTACCATTGATACAAAGATAATTTTCAAACATAGTTCGGTTCCTTTCTGTTTTAATATTCACCCGGCCAAAGCTCGCGTATCGTGGGATGCCACTGTACAAAGACATCCGCTTCCTGCTGATTATTCCTCTCCGTCCCATCCGGCATCACTATCGTGCGGCGCGTTGTGAAAAGCGATTTGCGTGCTTCGCGTAGAGTCTTATACAGTTGCGCTCTGTCCGTGTAATACTGGCCGTAAGTGTATGCCCATGAATCGATACATTGGATGTGAAATTTGCCATCGGCCAATAGGCTGATTTTGTAGTGGTATCCGTTTTCCGTGGCATGATTGCGTATCATTTGTCCTCCTCGTCATAATTTCCGATTGTAACCCGTCCGAAAAGCCATTGATTCCAAACGTCTTCTTCGATTCCAAATATGCCGTCGAACGACTCAATTTGCTCTATACGTTGTACTTCTGATTTTGTGCCATCTTTGTGAAGCAAATAGATTGTACAGTATTTAGCGACATCTATCGCAACCGCCTTGCGCATTGGAAACATCCCGTTCGATATGTATCCATATTCATTCATGTCGTTAATGGAAATGGTATCGTCCGGCATGATGGTAAATATTTCTTCATTATAGCCAAGCGCATCCTCAAAGGAAACTTTTCTCGACATCCAATCCGTTAAGTTATCGAATAGTGCCTTGTAAATCAGCCTGTTGTAATAATCAGCAAATGCACCACAAAAAGTGTCATGATAAACGATCTCCTTGAAATCGTCTGAAGCGTCTTTGCTGCATTCCGCAACCATAAGTAACAGCGGATCAACTCCCGACGCTCTCTGTATCCCCAGTACAATCCTTTTGTTGTACAGAGTTATACTTCCAAAAACCGCATATTCTTTATTACTCACACTGTTATTTGCCCTCCTCATCAAGGCTGATAGTTGCCACGGGGAACACGTCCCAGTTCATATAGGCGGGGTCTTGTATGCCGGCGTGTATCAGCAGTGACCGTTGTGCCTTCTCCGTCAGATCTTCAAAGTAAATTGCAAATCCGTGAGTGTCATTCATCTGTTTTCCTCTCTATCTATCGCATCGAGAAGACTCAGCACTTTATTTGTATATGCTTGAATTTCAGAAAGTGCACCCCAGTAACATTCGTTGTACTTATCCATGTCATATTTAACACAATGCCACTTGCCGATATCACAATTGCTTAGAGCATTGGTTCCTTGTTCCGCAGGAAAAGCCTTATTCAAAAGTTCAATACCATTCTCGTTTAATGGCTTAAACCATCTATAATTACTCTCTGGAGAATACTCTTCGCCATCGAACGGAGGGCTGTCGAGAAGCTCCTTGCACTCAATGACATCATTGCTCTGCTCAATCCATTTACGGTATGCATCCAGTTCATGGTTCACACACTCAATGTAACGACTGAACTCTGTGCCATCATTAGCAATATAGACTCTCTTAGAGTTAGGAACCATAATGGTTCTTGTTTCAGTTCTCATCGTTTTCCTCCTCTATCGCATCAAATCCTACAGACGTCAGTTCATCGAAAGACATCATGCGGAGGTCTTGTATCATTGCTCTCAGGTTTCCGCATTTGTGCTCATCAACAACCTTGCCGTCAATCAATGTCGTAAACGTCATCGTTTTCAGATTCACATTAACCTGAATCTGTTCGTTGTTGTCGCCCGTTGTATATGCCAACGGAATAGAAGTGTAATTCTCAAACACGCTTTCGTCCGTAGTGCCAAATTCGCGCTGCTGGTAATCGAGAATAGCGTCTTTAGCGGCTATCATAATTCCCGAATAGAAGAGCTTCTTTTCTTTCTCATCCGTCTCGTTGAATGTCATAACCAATTCGTCTCCCCAGACATATGCCTGCGCTACACATCGGCCTGTGAAATCCCCGATAGCCCGACGAATGCTCTTAAACCAACGAGTGTTAAACAGCTTTGTCGGATTGCCCTTATGATATTCAAAGGCCACAAAATCGCCCGATTTCTTATCAGTCCCCATCATGACACCATGATTTCCTATATCGTGTCGCAGCATCACATTGTACCTGTCATTGTTATTAATCATTTGTTATTTTCCTCCTCTATTGTTATTTTGAACCTACAACATGAATCCTCGCCAATGTCAACATACATCACATTATCGTCCGTGCCGTCAGGATAGACATTCAGACCCTCGCAAGTAAGCTGTTCGCCGTAACGCTCTTGAAATCCATCCACTAACAGGCTGTCCTCTCTCCAAAAGTCTTGATACAACCCACTTTGAATTGCATCTTTTATATAGCCAATCATTTCCTATTCCTCCTTGATTGGACGCAAGGTTACTCTGACAAAAGACCCATACTCTGTATTCGGATTCCATCTCAATCGCCAATATTGAATGAAGTCTGAAGAAATATATGTGTTGTGTATCATATCATCACGAACACCCCAAGTGTTTATACCGTTTTCACGAAAACACAGTACCTTATCATATTTTTCTGCCGCTTGTACGGCATAGTCATAATCAGACAAGCCGTAAAATATGTCACTGGCATACCGTTCACATATTCGACCAGCACGTTCTACCATTTTGCTCATAATATCAGAAACATTTTTTGAATTTGTCGTCACTGTCCAATTATCGTAAGCACTATACGAGCGAATTTCATAATTCATTGCCTATTCCTCCTTAAATCGCTTTATATTTCGGCACCTGCCGCATCCCATCGTATTCCCATAGCACCACGTCCTTCGGGTCAACGCCCTCGGCCTCCGCTATTTCCTTGCGTGTATTGTCATAAACGTAGAAGCTATATCCCCGTACATCCTCGGCGCACTCCGGTACAGTATCCTCGTCATGCACTATCCATTCCTCGCCGGTGTTGAAGAACTCCGTTTCGAGGCAGCGAACCGCTTCGTCATTGTACAGGTCGGTCGGATAGATGAAGTAAATCCAATCGCTTTGGCAGGAGCCGCGCAGGGTTTTATAGTCATATTCCTTGCCCAGCATTAATGTCAGGCCCATACAGATTCCCCACTGTTCATTGCGGCCATAGTTTGGGTTGTACATCTGGCAGGCAAACTTCCATGCCTCGATTTCTTCATCGGTGTAGGAGTCCCTGCCTACAGGTGGCACATAATCCAGAAGCATTTCCTGTTCGGTACTGTATAGGCGGGCAGTGCCAACATCTTCCCAATCCATTTCCTCAAGCGCTTTTACCACCTGCTCGAATTCATCAAAAACGTATCTTCCGTAAGACCTGTTGCCGTACAGTGCAGCCTTATCTATCTTGAGCTGTTCGTCATCCCACGGGCTTTCCTGCCACTCCCACGGCACTTGGCGTGCGTACACTTTACGGTTTGAACTCATGTATCTATCCTTTCTCTGCCCTTAACCACCTTTATCGGATACTGCGGGCAATTCTCTCGATATTCCTTCTTGCGCTTCTTGATTTCGCTGAGGCTGTCTTCATCAAGCTCATGCTCCCAACCACAGCCATAATTGACGTAGAAGCGCCATACGTCTCGTGTTTTCCTTTGGTATGTCATCAGATTCTTTCCCTCACATCAAATAAACTTGTGGGTCGTTTGTCCCCTGCACCCTGCTTACAGATACACACGATAAGCCAAAATACTCCTGTGCCTTTTCTTCGGCTTCAGACGTTGTGTTGGCAATTATAACTATGATTTTATCTCCTCCATACCTCAAACACGCCGTATAAATGTGTTTACCAATGACACGATAAGCTTGCTCTATGTTATTCATTCAACACACCCCTAAGATTTCACACGCATTGTTCCTACTACACGCCAACCGGCACACGGCTGGTCTGCCCATATCCTTGCTCCTTTAGGCCAGTCGTAACTATCTTTAATGCGCTCCAGTAAATATATTGTTCTCATCGTATCGTTCCCCTCCCATTAATACACAAAGTCCGTCTCGACATAATCCCAGCCGGTGCCCCAGTGCGTCACACCCAGCACGCACAGGTCAAGCATCTCGCAGTAGAATATGATTTCGTCCGTGTGTTCCTTCAGCCGTTCTGCCGTGGCGCGGTCAATCAGATAATACTGGTAGATTTCTATTGGCTCCTCATTCTCCCAATCGTCATCCGCGTCCACCTCGTTGCCGTCGGCATCGTAGTAGCGGCACAGCTCGCCGTTCTCAATGTTGTCATACAGGTTTCCATCCACACTCGCAATCTCGTTGCAAAGCAACATATTGCTGTCTGGATAGAATATCTGGCTGTACTCACAACGCACAGTCTTGCCCCTACAAGTCGTGTACGGATCTGCCACCTTTTCAAATTTATATCTATCTTTGATCCACTCGTTGTGTTCCAGCGCCAAGCCGGTATAAAACTCGCCGTTTTCGTTGCGGTATATCTCATCCGCATAGAATTGTTTGTTAGCCATATTATATCACCTCACCTGTATATCTTAACGATTTCCCAATCTGTTAGTGCCGCTGTGGTATCGAGTTCCCTTATGGGCAACCTCTTAATTACAGCCTTATCGAAGTCGCATTCATAAACATAACGATAAATCTTGGTATCAATTATCCTCTCTTTTTGTATTCGTGTTTCAAATTCCTTGGTCATTGTTACCTTTCCAGCTCTGCCATGCAATCCTCGCACAGCATACCTATTTCCGTGTGTTCCAGCTTATCCTTGCGCTTTATCTCGCCACACCAATAGCAACTATCGTATTCATCCTCGTAGTCCAGCAGTTCCTCAAAGCTGATATCCATGCAATACGGCATCGGCTCGGCCAGCTTTGAATCGTACTTGGCTCCGCTCTCCAACTCTGCCCGCTCGCTGGGATAGAGCATGTCATCCTCCCAGTTGTAGCCATACACATTTCCCTTTTTATCCACGTAAAACTCACCGTAGTCGCTGTATTTGTTGCCGTCAAGGGTTACTGTGCCGCCAAGGTCAAAAATGTCGCACACGCTCTTGGTCGGAGTCCAGTATTTCGATATCTTGTAGGACGTATTGCTGAACATCAATCCGGTTTGCTCGTCCGTCACGAAGTCCCCCACGGTGCTGATGTTACCTTCCATGTCGAGGAATGCAAGCCGTGAGCCGCCTATTTCGTTTTCTATCAGCTTGCGGAAATACTTGTCCCGCGGGAAGTGCTTGTTGATGCATTTCATGGTGCTGAGCTGGGTCAGTATGTATTCCATAGTGTCGCTTATGCCGCTCCTCGGCTGCACGCTCAGTATGCCGTTATGCGCTACGCCCAGACTGGTTTTGCACATGAGTTTCCGCAGCATACTCAGATTGTCCGTCACAGGGAACGGATGTGTGTTCTCAGGCGATGTGCCGCCGTGTGTGGTTATGCGGAAGTGGAATACCATAGGCGTCTGCACAGTGTCTATTTTGCCCTCTACGCGCTTGTATGCCTTATAGAAGTCTTTATATTCCATGAATCCTTTCTCGATGCACACGCCGCCGTTGGCCGTGTACATGAAGCCTGCGCCGTCCGGATTATGGTTCCACATATTCTCGAACATTTCATCACTGGGTGCTGCTATGCCGGCCTTCTTTACTACTATAATGCACATGATTATGCTGCCTCCTGTTGTCTATGGAATGTTGTTCTCTTGGTCAAATAGTCAATAAGGTCTGGGTAATCCACGTCGCGGAATATATCTTCCCATGTGGTTTTATTTATGTCGTTGATGTTTAGTCCCTTAGCGAATCGACAAAGGGTATCTACGAATTGAAGTGTTGCGTTGAATGTGCTTGCTTTTAGCGTTCCTCGGAACAGTCTGAACTCTATCGTGTTGTCGTTTCTTAGGTTGACGGCGTAATATCGGCCTTCGTTGCGTAAGTCACGCGCTTTGTTGGCAAGTGTGGCATCGTTGTCATCATCCTCCAGCGTGATTTCGTTCTTGCTTGCCCAATGGTTTAGCTGTTCTTCCGTGCGGCGGCTGAACGGTATCATGTGTGATTCCCAGAACCGATTGACCAGCAGCACAGCCTTGGCGATGTTCAAGTCGATTTCAGTTTGGGTGTTGCCGAAGAAATCTCTGTTGACGTGTACATGCAGGCCGCACGTTCCGGCGTCGTGCGATGTGAACCCGTACTCACAGCATTTCTTCCGTATCCATTCCCAGTTAAGTTCATCCATGTGGTAGGCAAGTGTGCAGGGATGGGACACAATTTCCACGCCATCCTCGAGGCTGCCGTCATGCTTGCAGTAGATTTCCGCCACATTGCCCTGCAATTCCTCGGCCAATTTTTCCGGGTCTTTGCCTTTGTCCACTTCCAACTCCACGCCCATATACAGCGGTGTGCCGTGAGCGAAATCCTCATGCTTCTGATAAAAGTCGGGGTCTGGCTTGTACGAATAGTCGTGAATAGTTGTGGATTCCATTTCCTCCGCGCAGCCTTCGCAGTAATGGCAACCGTCGATTGTGTGAACATCATCAGCACGTACCAAGCATCCGCAGTTGTCGCAGGTGTACCAGCTTTCGGCATAGCAGTTGTCACACACCCATATCCCGTTATCATCGCAGCTCATATCCCAATCAAGGCACCAGTCACCGCAATCCGCGCACTGATGATAGGAGCCATGCTCGCGGCAGTATCTGCACACCATGCCCTTGTGCGGCACTTCCACGCAGTTAGGTTCCCAGTCACCGCAGTCCGCGCACTTGTAATAACCCATTTCTTCGGCGCATTCCTTGCTGCAAAAGCAAGAGCTGTCGATTGTCTCTATCCAGTCATCTGTCCAGTCTCCGCAATCCTCGCACTGTATATAGCCCTTCTTCTCAGCGCATTCCTCATTGCAAAACGTTTTGCCATCCTGCGCCGTTATCATTGCTTCTTCGTCTTCGATTACCGCACCGCAGTTCGCACAAATATACTTTTCCATATCCACTTTCCTTTCTGTTGTCACATAGCTGAGATGAGCACGAATATTATATACCATGTGACGATTAAAAAGACGATCCCTGCCGTTTGCACCGCGTACCACGCCACGCTGTACGGGCGGAGCTTATAGTGTTTCATATATCTCTCCTTATAAAAAAAGACGCCATTAAGCGTCCAAGAATTCTAAGTTATCTACACGAGCCTCTAACTCGTCCAACGTGATTTCCCCTGCCACATATTCGTCCAGCGCATCTTGAAATGGTTTATTTACGCCGTCCGTTGCCGTTAGCAAAATGGCCAAGGCTTTATCAACGCTTTGCTGGCGTTTCAGTTTGGCCTGAAATTCCTCCAGCGTTAAGTCGGGTTCTTCCGCTACCTCGCTCAGTCCCTCCCAGTCATCGAGATTTCCCAGTCGCCGCAGATAGTCATGTCCGCCGTCCACGCCAACCGCGCCGCACTTACACATTTTGAAGTCGTGGACGTGTTTGCTTTCGATAATGTCCCCGCACTTCTTACACCTAATCTTATTGGTTATGATTTTCTGCATGGTTTTCCTCCTACGCCACGGCACAGCCCCGTAAGGCCGCGAACAGATCATCCAGTTGCCGCCACAGTCTTTCCCAGTCGGCCATGGCAAGCGGGTTACGTGTTCCGCCCGGCACGTCCGCCCAGTCTTGCGCAAACGTTTCGATTTCCTTGCGCGTATCTGCCACGCGCTGCATGATTTCCCATTTAGACATTGTTGTTTCCTCCTTTGCCGAACCCTGCGCGGCTTGCACATTCGCATTTTTGGGTATAAAAAATAAGGCCACGCCGTTGCGTGACCCATAATTGAGTTCTGTGTTTATTTCCTTTTGGTCATTACATTGTTGAATGAAAAGATTATGCTTATTGTGCCATTCGTTTTAGGCATAATGTCAAAGTTGTCTGCCAAGCTAATTACCTGACGGAACATATCCATTTGATCTGTATCTGCGCCAAAGTTGGTGCAAATCATTTCAACATTTCCGCGTTCCTTATATACGGTACTGATTCCGTAAGTTACTTCCGCTTCCGGGTCTGACTCTGAAGCTAATTCCTTGAGCAATTCGTAGGCTTCTTGCATTTCCTTATATCGTTGCTTATTAAGCGCGTACAAGGCTTTTGCATCTGCCGCTTGTTGCATATTATATGCTTTAGCTAAAAGCGCCCAGAAGCGTTCCTCGTCGCTCATAGGCGTAATATCTATGATTTCCTTCATCCTCTCCTCCTTCTTGCGTTTATGTAAAAGCTTACCATACCGCGCCCGATAAGGCAAGGCTTTTCCAAATCATACAAGCAAACCCCGCACACCATTGCGCGAGGCTTAATCTATGATTTATGACGGGGTATGACGTTCCGTGAACACTAACCCCGATAGCCCACTACCACATAAACTATCGGTTAAAAAGCGAAAAGCCATACCCTTGCGCTAATCATATCACGCTTAGGAATAAAACGCAAGATTACTTATTGCGCTCGTACAGTGATTCATAGGACGTTCCGGTTATGACGCGGTTGATAACCTGCACAACCAGTTTGATTATGGTATTTCCTTTAGGCATAGCCACAGTCTTAGGCTTTTTACCTGCTTTGCACGCCGTCAGCACCATAAAGGCGATATCCTGAGACGTTACCTTATAAATGTTCTTTCCTTCGCCATTGTCCTCGAATATGATAGCATCCACCAGACGCTGGAGCTCTTTCGTCAACGTTGTTTTGCTAATAGGATTCTTTTCCTGAGTACGTTCTGTGTGCTTGTCCATGCGGTACACGTTAAGCAATTCCTTCCAGTCTCCGCCCAATTCCGCCGTTGCGTAAGCAGACAGCAGACGCGCCATGTTATCCGCCCGGTACACCCAGCCGGATTCGTTACTGATTTTCTGAGGTTCACAGAAACGGTTGAACGCCGCCAAGTCGATAATCTTTTTCCCATCGACAAGCATATACTTGCCATTTTCCTTATCCTGCCCTAACGTTATCTTGCTCACTTCCAACGCCATGATTGCGTTGTACATAGGCTTATCGGATGCCCGCAGCACGGAAAATTCCTCATTCATAACCATGAGATTAAGCTTGCTTACGTTTTCGCTCACGCCGTGCAGCAGCTTTGCAATTTCGTCGTTGGGCTTGTTCTCAAGGATAAGGCCATTCAGGTTCTGGATATCGCTTTCAAGGTTCTTGCGCATTTCGATTGAGTTCATAGTTATATCTCCTTAATATCTGTTATATTAAGGGCATAAGCCCTTTGATTAACAATCAGTACGTTAATCAAAAGTCTTACAAAAGCGGGCTACACTTGTTAAGGCATAGCCCGCCTGATACGCTTATTTTTTTTGCCCTTGCGTGCTCGCTTACGTTTCAACGCGATGCAGGTTCAAACGCTTACATGGCAGACGCGGAACGAATTCCATGTAATGGGTCGTTTTGTACGCAATGGCGCGGAACGCCTTGCATGGCCTGTTCTTGCCTGCTTGCATATTAACATATGCTTACACGTTGGCGGTAACTAACCCCGATACAGTCAAGCGTATTTGCTCAACGCTTTGCCGCGCGGCTTACCGTCCCGCGCGTAACGTTGCAGGCGCTTTTCGCTTTCGCTTTCGCCCGCGTTGTGCAGGCGCTTGCCTGCGGCTTGTGTTCGTGCCGCTTGCTTGCGCTTACAGTTATAGGGGATTGAGAAGAACGTTTC